GTTGTCGAAGAACGCCATCGCCGAGGGAATCATTAATAACGTTCGCAAGACGATCATCCGCAACGAGCTCACTGACCCACGTTTCTACGTGGAAATGTCAAAATTGCTGGATGACCTCATCAAACAAAGCCGTGCCGACGCCGCTTCTTACGAGGCGTTTCTCAGGAAGGCCGAAGAACTCGTAAATCGAATGGCGATGAAGGATTCAGTAGCTGGTGTACCTGCCGTTCTTCATGGTAGGCTTGAGGCCATCGTTCTCTTCAACAATTTAGCCAGCATCCCGGCGACGACCTTTCGATGTCCCCCCGACGATGATGGGAAGGCAAGGCTCGCCCTTCTTCTCGACCAAGCCATGCGCGAAAGGGCTCCGGCGGGCTGGAAAGGTGATGATACTCGCGAGAAACAGGTTCTGAACGCCCTTTTCCCGATCATGGAGAGGGATCGTGAAGCGACGCAGGCGATTTTCAAGATCATAATGAATCAACCGGGCTACCGATGAGCGAGACAATCCAACTCGGAGAGATTTCAATTCGGGTGACGAGGAAGGACGTCAAAAACGTCCACCTCTCCGTTCACCCACCCGATGGTCGCGTGACTCTGGTCGTATCGAAAGAAACCCGTCTCGAAGTGGCACGTGCGTATGCAATCTCAAGGCTTGGTTGGATTCGGAACCAACAGGAGAAGCTTGCTGAGCAGGCACGAGAAACTCCCAGGCAATTCATCGAGCGAGAAAGTCACTACCTTTGGGGACAGCGGCATTTGATGACGATCAAGTATTGCGAGGCCAAGCCCTCTGTATTGCTCGATCACAAACGAATCACACTGATAGTGCGGGCTGGGAGCGATGCCAAGTCGCGGGCTGAGGTCATCCACGAGTGGCACAAATCCCTTCTGCACGCCTTGGTGCCCACACTCATCAAAAAATGGGAGTCGAAACTGAATGTGGCAGTCAAAGACTATTTCTTGCAACGAATGAAAACGAAGTGGGGAAGTTGCAATCACAATGAGGGGCACATAAGGCTCAATACGGAACTTGTGAAGAAGCCAAAGGACCTTCTCGAATACGTCATCGTCCATGAAATGGTCCATCTGCTTGAGCCAACTCATAGCGATAGATTCATCGCAATCCTTGAGGAATACTACCCGAGTTGGCGTGAAGCCCGTGCTGAGCTCAATGAGTTACCGCTAACGGCAGAAGAGTGGAAAGACTGATCGCGTTGTTAAATCAGGACTTTTAGCTCTGCATGGCCCGACTATTCGTATAGGTTGAAATTGATCTCCCAAACTTTCCCAAACTTCGCATTAAGAAAATTGGCAAGATCACTGAGTATTAGAACATGCTGGCGGCGTTCTGCCGGAGTTGGCTTGTTCAGGCTGCCGACGATTATTCAAGGTCGTCGAAGATCCCTTCGGATGATGAATGCGGAGAATTTGTTAAATGTGTATATCAGTAGTCAAGACTCCGATCCAAATAATCACGTACCTCGTACAAGTTGATTTGAAATTTGTCAGCGTCTTCTGGGTGGACTGCTATGGATAGTTTGTTTGAAAAAATCCCGCTTTGAGATGCATATACAAACGACTGCGCGATATTTTCAATCATTTTTTTTCTTGGCATCGAGATACGACCACGACCAGTTCCAATGACTGGCATCGACAAATTTCGCAACTGTCCCGTGCTCTTCACGTAGGTCCAGAGGTTTTCCAAAGCCTTGTCTATATTACGAACGTCTGCTTTCGCCGTGCCTTGCGTGTTCATTTCGGCCATGGCAACAAAGTAAAAATTCTTATTATGAGACCTGATCGTTGCTATTGTTCCAATCGGATATTCTTTCGTTTTCCCAGGAGCATTGTTCCTTAGAGTAAACGGAACCCCAGCAAGCTGCGCGTCCAACTGTTTGTCAAGTTCCGCAAGGTTTCCTTGAAAGAATTTCAAAGTAAACTGACCCTGAATGCTTTCCGGCGAAATAAGGCCGTTAGAAAAAGATGTGTCGAAAGTTGTATTTGTACTTATGACGATGTCGGTATCCATCGATAAAAGGTCGGAAAAAATAACCTCGATTTCAAGATCTTTTTTTGGAATTTTATAGCTGATGCGGCTCAATGGTCTTCGGGTAAAAGCGGTCCAGGCAATTGAAATGAAAAAGAAGAAAATTGGCGAATATTTGTGATATTGAGCTTTCGTCACAATATCGAAGAAATCAAGCATTTCGACGAAAGCGTAAATCGCACCATAAGCTCCTAAAGTCGCCTTCAGCCCTTCCGAAGAAAAAAGGGCGAAGGCCCAGAACGAACGGGTCGCAAAAGTTTTGAGTCTTGGAACCAATGTCAAAGCCCTTTCGATTTGTAGACGCTATCATTGTAGTAATAGCTGCCCTTTTCACCCATCCTGGTCAGCCTCTCGTGTTCCGCCGGCCAGTATTCCATTGCATGTTCGATAATCTCAGCACCAAACGGGACGAAAATCGCAAGCTCCCCTTGAAGGGCAGAAGGGCATCGATCGTCGTTCCGCCGGCTGCCGTTGAGATTCACGGCGATTATAGGTAAACCCAACTTGACAGCCACCTCAATTTCCCATTTGACAAACTTCGTCAGATAGCGTGTGTTTTGCCCAATGAGTAAGACGAACATCCTGGAGTTCTTAAAGCGTTCCCGCAACTGGCGTTTGATGCTCTCTTCATCACTTGAATCTCTAGCTGAATTGAGATCATGGGCATTGTGGAAGTCGAAGGAGAACTTTGGATTTTCCGCCCATGCAGTCATGAGACGGTAATGTTTCATGTCGTTGTCGCCGTCGAATGCGATATAAGTTTTATTCCTATAGGCCATTCGTAAAATTCCTCATCTAGTAGGCCGCGACGCAGGGCAGAATATAATTTACATTGCGCTCATGCACCTTAGTCCCTTGAGTGCCAATGTTAAAATAGACTCGAAGACAGCAAAAATTTTTCTGACAGTACAGTCGGTTTTCTGTTCGGTCTCAATTTGCTTGGCTGCGCTAAACAGAAAAATGCCAGAAGGCAAATGATATGGCAAGTCTGTGAATGGAGAAGCGTTGTCTTTCCTTTGGCCAGGGCGGCAAGGGTACGGATGGTTGTGGCGCCAGAGTGCAAGGAATAAAGCGCAAAACCTAGCGTAGTCAGCATACAAATATTGGCAGCTATGGTTTGAAAGGAGACGGAGCTCAATCGGCGCCGTAGAAGTACCATCGCAAAAAAGCGGCATAATATGTATAAATGGCTTTGGGTCCTCCCTGCCACTCCCCGGCCAATGGTTGACGATCAACTTCCCCCTGTTTCACTTTTCAAAAAAATTTTTGCGTCACCGTCACCAGCGTGGCTGCAAGACCAAGAATCGCTGACCCCGGTAACAATGACTTTGTCACGTAAAATGCGCTGCTGTTGTATTTGGTGATTATAAGATGCGGAAGCCGCCGAACAGGTGCAGCGCTTAGTTCTCGTTCGGGATTTGTTGATGAAGTCAAGCTCCAGACTGTAATGCAGTGTCCGCTTTTCAGCGGACAGTCCCATGCTTTCCATTATTCCCTGACATCGGTAACACTCCTCTGAAAGGCCGCGCCAGCGCGGCAACGGAGGAAGATTTTGCGGAAACAGACGGCATCCATTCGAGAGTTTGCGCGGATTATCGGTGTTGACCACGCCGCTATTAGCCGTGCAGTCAAGGGCGGTGATCGCCTGCGGAAATCAGTGGTAGACGAGGAAGGCAAAAAAAAGATCATCATATTTGATGGCTGCCTTGAGTGGCACCATAACAAGCACTACCGCAAAGACACTCGCAAGGACCAGCCTCGGACGCCAGCAGGAAACGCGAGCCCGGGCATCATGCCGAGGGAAGTTTCTTCGGATCTTGATAGTCACTACTCGGCTCTGATCAAGCAGGTCGAGCACGGGCGGCTGACCGGTCAGCTCATGCCTGCTGCGAGGTTTCAGCAGGAAGCGGCTGAATGCTTCCGCACCTGCCGGGATACCCTTCTCAATCTTCCACTCTCAGTTTCAGAAATTGCCAAGGGCATCATGTTTCGGCTAGTTCGGGATCAGGGTGGCGATGAAGGTGTCCAGACAATGGAGCAACCCCTGAATGATGCGGCTTTGAAAATTCGGGTAGGGGCCAAGGCCGAGGTGCGCAAGGCGCTGATCCAGGCCAGCAAGATTCTTCAGGATGGCGGCAGGGAACAAGCCGAGAAGGCGACATATGCTGATGACTAACGCCTATGAATTTCAAAGCTTTGCCAGCATCAAGCCGATAGTCTCAGAAAGCATTCTGCCGCCGGAAGAAATTTCAATCCGTGAGCACGCGGAAAGAAACCTTTACCTTCCCGCTGGCAAGAACCCATTCCCCGGCCTTGTCGATTTCTCCAAGACCCCATATCTTTATGAGCCACTCGACGCTCTGATGCCTGACAATGGGGTCGAAAAGGTAGTCCTCATGAAGGGCTGGCAGACCGGGGGAACACTTTCGGGACTCGCCTGGATGCTTTGGGTCATGGACGCGGCTCCTGCCTATATGCTCATTGTCCAGCCCAACGACGAGCTCCGGAAGACGTTTTCCCAGCACCGGATTAATCCCATCATTGCGCACTGCATTTCACTTAGGGAAAGGGTTGAGCATGAGGCGCGTCGAGAAAGGCTTGAAAAGGACAGCATCCTGACCAAGTCCTTTCCGGGTGGCTGTCTTTTCCTCGGAACAGCGACTTCAACCTCTGCCCTGAGGTCCCACAGCTTTCAATATGTGATGTTTGACGAGGTATCGGCCTACCCGGCCAACACCCAAAAGAACGGCGATCCTTGCGGACTTGCCATTGGCCGTACGTCCGCCTATGAAGGCCGAAAAAAGCTTTTCTATGTCTCGACCCCTTCCATCGCGGGTCAGTGCCGGATCGAGGCCGAATACCTGACCACGGATCAAAGGAAGTATTTCGTCCCATGCCTTGGCTGTGGCCACATGCAGCTCATCACCGAGGCGGGAATGGACTTTTCCCTGGAGCTGCCAGTTTTCCGCTGCGAAAAGTGCCGCCATGCCCACGTGGAGCAGGACAAGACCGAAATGCTGAGGCTTGGCGAATGGCGACCCACGGCAAGGGCCAAAACCTCCAACTGCCGCGGCTATCATCTGCCGGCACTTTATGCGCCGCCCGGCATGTGGTCGTGGCGAAGCACCAGGGAGCAGCTCCTGAAGGGGGTTGATAACCCTGAGGAGAGGAAGGTCTACTATAACAACTGCCTCGGCCTTCCCTATGAGGATGCTGCCATCAAGCCTCTGGATCCCAATGATCTCAGAAGCTGCATCGATAGCGGCTGGCCGGACGATAGGCTGCCGAAGGGAGTCGGTTATATCACAGCAGGCGTGGACACCCATCCGGATCACGTTGATATGGTGATCATGGGCTGGGGCCGCATGGGCGAAAGGTGGGTCATCGATCATCATAAGCTCCAGCGGGATTCCAACCATGAGGCCACTTGGCTGGAGGTTTACTGTCTTCTCCAGCACGAATACCTGCATCATACAGGGGCCAGGCTTAGAATTGCCGCCACCTGCATTGATACGGGTGGCCACAATACAGGCGCCGTCTATGATTTCTGCCGCGGCCGCGAGCACGAATTTATCCTCGCGGTCAAAGGCTCAAGCAACCGCTCTGCACCGATCATTGCGGCCGCGACATACAGGAAGGAGGCCGACATTTATCTCTTCCCGGTCGGAAAGCTCGCCACCCACGGCCGTCTTTTCTCTTCGCTCGCACGCTCCGTTAGAAAGCTCGAGGAGATCAAGGCCGCCCAGCGACGCGGCCAGACCATGGAATATACGGGGCCTGGTCTGATTCATTTTAAGCCAGGACTGGATCACTCCTTTTTCAAGGAACTGACCACGCCCAAGGCCAAGTGGGTTCGGCGGGATGGCAAGGATCAGCTGACTTATACGACGGTCGCAGGCATGGACGATCACGCACACGACTGCATTCGGTATGCGGACGCCGCCAGGGAGTTTATGCACCAGGATATTGACGCCATCTGCGATCAGCTTGATGGAATCACAAGGGAAGGTGCCACATGACGCTCGAGGAGCAGCTGGAGTCAGTGGAGAAGGCCATAGCCACTATTGAAGCAGGCGGCCAGGAGACTGACATCGAGGTGAACGAAAACAGGCGCCGGGTGGTGCGTGCCAAGCTGCGGGATCTTTATGATCGGGAGGCGAAGCTGAGGATGGCAATCAGAAGGCGTCATGGTGGGAGCGTGTACCGTGTTAAATAGAAACGGGGCTTCATTCTGGTCAAATCTGAAGGGAATTTTCAGCCGGGGGGCGTATTTTGAAACGGCAGAGGTGGACGAACCCTATAGAACTGCATCGAGACATGACATTCCGGACTGGAACCCTTCCTCCTCTAATGCCGACGAAGCCCTGCTCCCGTCGCTATCAGCGCTACGGAATCAGTCGCGGGACCTTGACCGCAATGAAAGCCTCGCACGCGGTCCCATTGAAAACTACGTGACCAATGTCGTGGCGGACGGTCTTCGGCCCCAGGCCCGTATTGATCATGAGCTGCTTGGGATCACAGAAGAGAAGGCCAGGGAGTTTGAGCGGAAAGCCGAGCGGATATTCGAGCTTCACATGCGAAAGAATACTGCCGACTTTCATGGAAAGGCCAACTTTCAGACCGTTCAGGCTCAGGTCCTGCGCGCGGCGCTGCTCGATGGGGACTGCATCGTTATCCGCCGCCACCGCGAACGCCCGCACGGTATCCTGCCGACCTGCCTTCAACTGATCGAAGGCGCTAGGATCAGAAACCCGGGCGTAGCAAAAAATCCCAAAACAGATATTAGGGAAGGCGTGGAACTGGACGCCACAGGCATGCCGATTGCCTTTCATATTGCAAGGACCGGAGCCGATCACTTCCTTGGCACTGAAACGGTGCGTGTGCCGCGCTTCGATAATGCCGGCGTACCTGTCGTTCTGCATATCTTTTCGAAGCGTCTTCCCGAGCAGAGCCGGGGCGAGCCGCTTCTGGCGCCGGTCATCAAGAAATTCAAGGAGATCTCGGACTATACCGAGGCTGAAATCAGGGCGGCCGTGGTCAATGCCTTCTTTGCCATCTACGTGACATCCGAAATGGGATCGGTCTTCGGCGATCGGGCGAGCGCACACCTTGCGCGTCAGATCGAGGAAAAGCCGAAGGAGCGGAAGTTTCAGAAGTTTGGACCGGGCGGCCTCATGGTCGATCTTCTGCCAGGTGAAAAGGTGGACAACGGCGCCCCAGGCAGGCCGAACAGCAATTTTGATCCCTTTGTTCAGGCCGTTATCAAGCAGATCGGTATCGGTCTCGGTCTTCCCTATGAAGTCCTTACTCAGCACTATAGCTCATCCTACAGCGCCGCCCGTGCGGCCATCCTCGAAGCCTGGAAGACCTTTAAGGTCTGGCGCGCCTGGCTCGTGGCTGAATTCTGTCAGCCGGTCTGGGAGTGGGTGATTTCCGATGCTATTGAAAGAGGACTCATCGATGCGTCTGGGTTTGATGATCCTCTCAAAAGGCACGGATGGCTTTCGACCCAGTGGGCCGGAACCGAGATGGGGTCGATCGATCCTTTGAAGGATGCGAAAGCGAGCGAAGTTGAGGTCAATGCCGGTCTCCGCACGCGCCGGTCGATCGTCGAAAGTCAGGGAAGGGACTTCGACAAGCACGTCCGGGACTATGAGTCTGAAAAAGAAGCCTTCCAGGAATCCAGGAGGATGGAGACATAGGCTTGAATTTGGAAAAAAACCATCACCATCTTGCAGCTTTTACAGGAAAATTGCATACATCTCGTGATCTAACCTGTAGCAGATTCTCGCGAGAGCGTTTAGTAAGAGTAGCGTACTGAGTGCATTAACGTTCCCGAGCTGATTTCGTCCAACGTGGAAGCGCGTCCTTCACTATCAAAGGTGAAGGTAATTGAACCTGTCACCGAAGCTGGACTTCCGCTCAGTACCTGAGCGGATGTGATAAATTCAGTTGATTCGTCGTAGGTGAATTTCAGAGTTCTTATATGTATGGACCCGTGAGCATACTCAGCGAATTCCGTGATGCGATTGCCCGCTGATGCATCGAGGGAGATTCGAATCTGGTCCATTATTTGATTATCCTTGCCGCGTGATTCCACTGTTGTCAACAAACCGCTGTCGCCGTAAGTCAGGGTAATGCCTCCACCAGTACCATCGTCCGCGGCGGACTGGATATCTGCACCACTTAGGCGGCCTGAGTTGTCGAATTTGAGTGTTCGGGTCGTTGTATTGCCAAAGTAGGTCTTGGAATAAGATGTCAATGCGCCTTGCTCGTCAAAAAACGGTGTGATCACTGTATCGGAAGCCCCGCTTAACGTTTCTCTGATTTCGGCCAGCCGATCTCCGTCGTATGTGTGGGTTATGGTGTTGGTCGTAGAGCTGGATGTAATTGTTTCCAGAGCGATACGGTTTTGTTCGTCATATGTATATGCAACAGTATAGGGGGACGTATTTCCGCTATAAGATTTGCTCTTCGCTAAGTATTTTTGTGCAATCTTTTCGAAGAAGTCCCGATCCACAGAGATGAAGTTGTCGTATAGGTATGCCACAAGATAGCCCTGTTTCCTGGGATCTCCTTCGGTAACGGGGGAGTCGGAATTTCCACCGCCGCCACCGCCACTGCTACCGCAAGCGCCCAAGAAAAACGCCATCGCAAGCGCTGCAACCAGCATCCATAAGTTCGAATTCAGCGTTTGATTCCTGGAAATGGTGCTCATGGAGGTCTCCTGCCTGATTCTTAACAGATGGTTCTCGCTCTTTGCTATGGTTCGAGAGTCGATTGTCCTGAAGCGATGGTTCGGCCGTTCATCAGCTACCCTACGCTCTGGGTATTACCGCCATTAACAGAAGACTAATGGTGGAACCATAACGGAGAATGATATGTATTTTCAAAATGGTATCAGACTCAAAAATGATCAGCAAGGTTAAAGCTGACTCGAATCGCTTAAGAAGAAAGAAGAGAAACAAGCGGTCATAGAAGACTTCGCTGAAGGATGTGGATAAGGAGCGGCGAAGCAGAATGAAATTCAAAGAATGCTTTTTGAAGCGAATTCTACCCAACCATCGCAGGCGTCAAGTTAATTCAAAACGAGGATGTCCGCGTCCTGGCGGACACCTGAAACCTTCACCAGGCAATACCTTTAGAGCTATCCTTGGACCGATTAACACGGGAGTTAATTGTGTCCTTTGCTCTCAATCAAATTTTAAATTCACAGTGGGCCATGACCGAGGAGGCTTTGCGCCTCATGCTCTCTGTTGTGGAAAAACACGGTAATATCGAAGCTCTTGAAAAAATCCGTGGCAATCGACTTAAGGCCATGGAAAAAGCCACTATCCGGAGCGGGGTGGGAGTCATCCCGGTCCGTGGTCCATTATTCAAACGCGCAAATCTCATGACCGAGCACTGCGGGGCGACCAGCTACGAAACGGTGCTCCGCGACTTTCATCAGATGGTGGCATCCGATCAGGTTCAGAGCATCATCCTTGACATTGATAGCCCCGGCGGCGAGGCCAATGGCTGCTCGGAGCTGGCCGACCATATCTTCGAGGCCCGTGGTCAAAAACCAATAGCAGCCTACATAGGCGGGACCGGGGGGTCCGCAGCCTACTGGATCGCCAGCGCCTGCGATCGCGTGTTTGGCTCGGACTCGTCGATTGTCGGGAGCATCGGCGTTCAATCCGCACTCAGGTCCGAAAAAAACGAAGGGGAGATCCGCTTCGTTTCCAGCCAAAGTCCCAACAAAAACCGCGATCCTGCGACCGAGGAAGGCGCCCGGGAGGTGCAGGCCGTTGTCGATGGCCTGGCCGACGTCTTCATTGGCAAGGTCGCCCGTAACCGGGGCGTGAGCCGCGACTCGGTCCTCGAAAGATTCGGCCAGGGGTCAGTCTTCGTGGGATCGGAAGCCAGAAACCGGGGACTTATTGATGAAATTGCCACACTTGAAAGCGTCATTGCCAATTATGGAGCCCAAGGAATGACAACGGAAAACATCACGGCGGAATACATCGCTGCAAATCACCCTTCGATTGCCGAGCATTTCATTAACATCGGTGCGTCGAGGACGCTTGCAAGGTTCGAGGCGGAACAAAAGCGCGTTGCCGGCATCAGATCACTCGCCGAAGGGCAGGTGCCCGAAGACTTTGTGCAGGCGCTTATCGAGCGAAACCTGAGCTGTCAGGAGGCGGCCGTGGAAATTCTGCAGGAAATCAAACGAAACCCGCCAACGTCCAAACCGGATCCGAAAAAGGAGTTTGACGCTCACTTTCAGGGGCTCGACGTGCCACCCATGCCGGCCGAGGGCTCCGCTACTGAGATGGCCGCTCAACAGGATGCAGCCATTCTGCTGGCAAGAAGAATGGGAATCACCGGAGGGATCAGCGCATGAACTACGATCCGCATTTTCGCGAGGTATCAAGATACGAGCCGAGGTTTCTAAACCGGGGCAGCTTTCCCGCCTACCGGGGATCGGTAGCGATTGAAAAAGGGCAGGTCCTGAAAAAGGGATCAATCCTCGGCCGGAAGACCGCCAGCGGCAAGTATGTCCTTTGCTCAAAAGCAGCAGAGGATGGAACCACGGCCATTTCCGATGGAAGTGAGAAGGCCCGCTGCATTCTTCAGCTCGACATCGATGCCACGGCCGGTGACCGGTTCGCCCCTGTTTTTCGGACGGGAGCCTTCCTGCGCCTGGACCTCACAGTAGGCAAGGGACACACGCTGGAATCGGTTGAGGATGATCTTGAAACGCATAACATTTATCTCGAAAACGGCGAGGACTGACCCATGACGCTGCCGATTTACAGCACATATTATCTGAACCGGCTTATCACACGGCTCTCGCCAAAGACCCGATACTTCCGCGACCGCTTCTTCCCTGTTGAAGTTCAGTCTGACAAGGAGGAGATCTACTTCGATGAAAACCAGGACAATCGGATCGGGGCGGCTCCCTTTGTGCATCCGCTGGTCGAAGCGCCGATGTTCAGGGATGAAGGTTACTCGACCAAATCCTATAAGCCGGCTTACATCAAGGAAAAGACCGGTATTACATCCGAGGATGGAAACGACCGTCTTCCCGGCGAGGAATTCGGCGGCGAGTATACCCCGATGCAAAGGGCTGAGCTGAGGCTGATTCAAAAGACAACCCGGCTCTATGAGCGCCTGCGCGTGCGCGAGGAGCTGATGGCTCTTGAGGTGGTAAAAACCGGAAAGCTCACCATCAAGGGCGAAGGGTTTGACGCGGTTATCGACTTCAAAAGGGATCCGGGCCTTTCCAAAAAGCTGGCCAGTGACAAGGGCTGGTCGAATCCCGATTTTGCCATGACCGCTTTCTTTGAAGGCATCCAGCGTGAGATGGCTTCCAAGAACCTGAACCAGTCGCGGCCGCGCAAGGTGATCATGGGCATCGATGCCTTTGATATGTTCCGTGCGAACAAGGAGGTTCAAAAGCTCCTGCCCGATTACATGCGCCTTGTTGCCGATATTGGCCTCAAGCTCACGCCCCAGGACTCATCCTTTGAAAACCTCCTTTATCGCGGAAATTTTGGCAATACCGAGATTTGGGTCCATGAAGGCAAGACCGATCAGAAGAATTACGACATTGCCCCAAAGGAAGTGCTTTTCACCTGTGACAATATCCAGGGCGTTCGGCACTACGGGGCCATTCGGGATCTAAAAGCCAGACTGGTGGCCCAGCGGGTCTTTGTCAAAAGTTGGGAAATTGAGGATCCAAGCCAGAGGATCGTCCTGCTTCAGTCGGCACCGCTCTTCGTAACCTACGATCCCAACACAGCCGCACTCGTAACTGTCGCCTGAACATCGGAATTTGAAGCTACCATTTGGGGAGAATCCTCATGACTGAACTTATGACCAGACAGACCGAACGCGTATATCTCGGCAATGGCAATGAGCCTGTCACCAACTCGCTCATTTTGGCCAAGGAATTTGACAAGCCTCACTACAACGTCCTTAAGGTCATCCGTAAGAAGATTGCTAACTATCCGAAAGAATTTGCTAAAGTAAATTTTTACGCCAGTGAATACAAGGACGAGACCGGCAAGCTGAACCGGATGTATGAACTCACCAAGGATGGCTTTTGGGCCATCGTGTTCGGCTTCACGGGTCAAAAAGCAGGCCGCATCCAGGCTGAGTTCATCACCGAATTCAATCGCCGGGCTGAGATTATCCGAAGCCTCCAGGAGCGAATCCAGGACGGAAGTTCCAATGTTCTTCCCATCTCCCGCAGGGAGTACAAACACAAATACGGCTACCTCCAGATCAAGGCCACGGCGGATGGTTATGTGGAGCAGGAGTGGGTGTCAGGTGCTAAAACCATCGCCGAAATGAGCGAGATGGAAAATCACGCAAGGCTTCAGCACAAGCGGATCAGCCTCGTCCAGGGCAACCTGAAATCCTTCATTTCTGATCTTCATCCATCCGATCGCTACAGTCAGCGATTCGTCGACCTTCTGGACGACGTGAAGGAACTCGCCGATCGTTTCAAGCCCAAGGCGTATGGAGCAAAAATCATCCAGGTTCCTATCTTCTCGATGAGTGGGGTACCGCTGATTGGAATTGATACCGGGACTGAGGGCGGCCAGCAGCATGCCGATTCCTGAACTGTCTGAACCGTTCGAGCACCAGGGCCATGAGTTCCAGGCAGTATTTACTGAATTTGATGAAAAGGCCGAGGGCTATGAACCCGGCCGTCTAACCCGGGTGATCCGGATTCTGGTTCTCGATGAGGATGCCGGGCTGATGGAGAGCGGCGATGCTATCAAGCGCCTCAAAAGCGGTCAGCTTTATTCGCTCAAACCGAAAAAATTGTCCGGCGCAGGGCTCGTGGAAATTGATCTTCACCCGGTGGACGGACGCAGCGTTGAAAGAACGTTTTGAATGTTGATCGCGATTCGAACCGAAATTGAACGTGCTCTGGGGGAAGCGCTTCCCGATTGGAAACGTTTTTCCGCTCGCGTGCAAAGGATATCCGAAGCGGATCTGCCTTGCGTGAATATGTTCTTTCATAAGGATCTCTTGATTGAGGAAGGCAACGGCCTTGAGAGGCGACAGGTCATGGCCCAGATCGAGGCCGGATTTATTGTCAAAGCCGATGCCGAGCAGGAACTTTCTGATCTTCGTGCCCGGATTGAACATGCGATCGAGTCGAGTGAGGCTCTGGCACGGAAGGTCCTGAAGCTTCTTTTTGTGAACGTGGAATTTTCGCATGACATGGCGGGCAGTCAGCGTGTGGCGGTGCTCACGATGTCGGCCCGAATTGACTATGAAAGGGCTTGGCCTTCGCCGAAAGCCCAGGCCATAAACCCTGCGATTACGCCCACGATCAACGGGGAGAAGGCCGATGGATAACGAGGTGGCGGTCCAGGACCTTGTGCGACGCATGGATAATCTTTTGAAGCCAGGAAAAATCATAGCCGTAAATCACGAGCTGGCCAGAGTCAGGGTAAGGCTTGGTGAGAATCTTTTTACGACCTGGCTTCCCTATTTTGCGCGCCGCGCGGGAAACACGATCGACTGGGATCCGCCTGAACCCGATGAGCAGTGTCTCGTCATTGCCCCGGGTGGTGAGCTGGCCGGAGGCTTTGTGCTAACAGGGCTCTATTCTTCAGCTCATCCGGCTCCAGCCAGGAAATCAAACCTCACGCTCAGGAAATATCCGGACGGTCTTGAGCTTTCCTATGACCATGCCGCCCACACGCTCACGATCGAGCGACAGGGAGATCTCAATGTGATTGTGAAAGGCTCGCGGATGGAGCTTTGGACAGACAGATTCGAGGTTTTCAGCAAGGCAAAGGTGGGGCTGATGAAAACGATTTCCGACGCCCTTAAATCCATTCTGAAGTCGAAGACCTCCACCATGATGGGGCCTCAGCCTCTTCTTCCTTCGGCCACGGAGCTGCCTGGGCTAGTTCAAAAGATTGATTCCTTTGGAGGATGATGTGCCACTTCAGGGTTCTGAACAAAGTCTCGCAGCCGCACTCAAGTCGGCCGCGAAATCTACAGACGGTGATGCGGACAAGGCCTGGGAAAAGGCCGCCCGGATAATTATTCAGCACATCACGGAAAACGCCATCATCACAGGCACGACGCCCAACGGAGGGCCGATCATGGATGGAAAAATCACATGATGGGAACGGACGAACGCACGGGAAAACTCATCAGTGGGGAGGCCTGGATCCGGCAGGCTGTCAGACGAGCCATCAGAATTCAAAAGGGCTCACGGCCGATGCTCCGCTGGTACGGGGTCAATCATCTGAAGTATCTCGGCCGCCAGATCACAGCCGGCTCGGTCCTGGATCTGACGGCTGACCTTTCCGACAGCATCGAGGCCACGATTCCCGGGGCAAGGCTTCGGACGGTGATCGGCCAGGAAAACGGCGAGCAAATCAGAGTCTCACTTGAGCTTGAGACAAACAATATTGAAGTGGAAGCATGACAATGGAACTGCCGAAAATCATCGAAACGCCTGACTTTCAAAGGTTGCTCGCGGAAAATCTCGAGCGCTTTACGGCTCTGGCCCAGGAGAAAATCCCCGGTTTCACAAGGCCGACCCCTGCGGATCCCGCGTACCATCTGCTGGTCGAGATCACCCTGCTTCGGGTCATCATTACCGAAAAAACCAACGCCGCGGCATACGCGCAGCTCATTAAGCTTTCAAATGACCTTGAGTTCATCTTCAAGGGCAGGCTTCGTCCAGGGGAGGATTACGAAGCCTTCAGGGCCCGGATGCGAGGCACAAGGTATCTCGCCTCGCCTGCGGGAACAGTGGCCATGTATAAGGCGCTTTCATTTCTTTACGGCGAAGCTACCATTGGCTCTGGGCGGGAGGCGCGTTCGGCCTCGGTAAAGGATGCCTATGTTCAGGTCTCCGGAGGAGCCATTCTCGTTCATGTCCTCGTGAGCAGTGAGTCGGTTGATCTCAAATCTGCTGTGGTTTCCGCTTTAGCGGAAGCCTTCAAACAGGAGACGGTCAAACCTGCGCTGGATTCGGTGACATTCCGTGCTGCGCTTACAACGCCCTTTCCGATCGCTGCGACAATTTCCCTCATGCCAGGATTTGGACAGGATTATAAAGCCATTATTGAGAAAAATTTTCGTGAAAAATTTGAAGCCGAAAAGCGGCTTGGCTGGGTTCCGACCGTAAGCTGGATCATCAAGGAGCTGCACCAGACGGGCGTCCGGTCTGTGGTTTTGCGCTCCCCTGTAAGCAATATTCCCGTTCAGGCTGAGCGCTATGCGGTGATCTCCACACTTGATCTTACGGTGGAGGCAGCATGATTGAGCCAGTTTTCCGAAAGCTATATCCAGCGTTCGATCCGGGACCTATCGAGAACATCCGGCTTCGCCCGGACCCGGAAATCAGGGAATCCATCCTCTGGGAATACAGTCTGGAGCCGCTTTTGCCATATGCCGTCGATCCCAAAAAGCTCGATGAGGAGATCCAGGAATTCATGCGGCTTCATGGAACTCTCTTTGCGATCCGGACGGCCATGCGCTGGGTAGGATTTGGGAGCATCAGGTTCATTCCGCTCTCCCACTTTGAATATGAGGTCGATCCCGGGCGCATTCCATCCGAACGGGAAATCAGCGCAATCCAGGCTGCCCTTTCGGTTTCCGCGCAGGCCCGCAGCAAACTTAAACGAATCTTTCATGGATCATTCGAGGTCAAATATGAGTGACGCACTCTATGTACATGGAATTATCATCAGCCAGGCGACAGGCGAAGCCCAGGAGATCCGTTCACCATCGACCAGCGTTGTCGGGATTGTGGGAACGGCGCCAGCCAGCAGGGAGTTGACGGTCAATTTTCCTGCGGCGTTCCTCGGGAAAAAGGCCGCTCTTGATGCCATTTATCCGGCAGGAGCAACTGGCGACAAGGGAACGCTTTACGAGTCCGTAATTGGGGTTCTGGAGCAGGGTCTCGCGCGCGTGGTCCTTGTGAAATCCGCATCCAATTCCCAGGCGGACATTTTAAAAGCCATCGATGCTTTGCCAATGGCGAAATCAGTGACGGGCTATAAACCAAAGATCCTGCTTGTTCCTGGGTTTGGCAGCGAAGTCACGCAGGATACGGTGAATCCGGCGCCGAACCCCACACCTGCACCAGATCCGACGCCAGAAAACAATCGAAACAGACCACGGGGGACTTGATCCATGGCTGATACTGCAAATCCAATTGTGACAAAACTCGTATCCGTTGCGCGGCGGCTTAAGGCCATTGCGATTGTCGATGGCCTGGAGGATGAAAAGGACCTGAAAAAGTTCCGTGACCTCAATGGCAACGCCCGCCTTTATATCGTCTCGCCAAAAGTCAAAGTCGTGGATGGTGACAAGGTTACTGCAGTCCCGGCCAGTTCCCATGTGGCTGGTGTTTTTGCCAGGATCAACTTCTGGCAGTCGCCATCGAATCAGCCGCTTTATGGAATTCTCGGGACGAATGTGGGGATTTCCTTTGAGATGGATGATCCGGAATCCACGGCCCAGCAGTATAACGCGATGCAGGTTGCAACCCTTATCCGCGAGGATGGAGGCTTCAGGGTCTGGGGCGCCAAAGGCACAGGAAGCCAGGGGGATTCCAAGACCAGCCAGATACAAAAGGTCCGCATTGCCGATGCGATCGAGGAGGCCATTGCCGCCTCAACCCGCTGGGCCGTGGCGGCGGGAATCAATCGCGATTTCATAGGAGCGGTTGAAAGGAAGGTAAATAACTTCTTTTCCGATCTGATCCGCGAGGGGGCAATTGTCGGCGGCGAGTGCAAGGGCGATAGGGAGCGCAATACAGCCGAGGCTCTGGCCCGGGGCGATGTCTACTGGAAGTACAGCTTCACGCCAACCGCCGTGGCCGAGACGCTTCACTTTGAGGGATTCAACACTAACAAGTATTACGAAAATTTTGGGGAAGGAGTCCAATGAATTCATTTCGTCTGATTCTATTCGCAGCCATTTTCTTTCTAGGTTTTGCCGCCTTCGCGCAGCAAACCGCGCCGCTGTTTTCCGACAACGACAGCCCAACATTCGAGAACACCTATCTTATCGACAATATCGGCACCAACAGCAAGGGAGCGGATCTTACCCTTCGGATCCACAAGACGGCTCCGTTTGGAGAATGCAAAGACAAGGTGAATTGCCCTGCATCAGTGATTGTTTCCGGGGCGACGGGCAATGTGAACATGCCTGTTGACGTGAATGTCCGCTCACTCCATGTCGGCAAAAATCCGGTGATTGATGCCACAGGAAAATGGGTAGGGCCTCCCACGGGACTTGCTGGTCCCAAGGGTGACAAAGGCGATCCTGGGATTCCGGGCCTAAAAGGGGATAAGGGTGAAGCGGGACCTCAGGGGCCTCGTGGTGAGTCTGGCTTTGATGGTTCCGTGGGACCAGCCGGCCCCAAAGGTGATAAGGGCGATCCCGGTATTCAAGGCCCTTCAGGGGAAAAAGGCGAAGCGGGGCCTCCTGGTCTTCGCGGTGAGCGTGGCCCTGAAGGCCTCCAGGGATTGTCCGGTCCCAAGGGTGACAAGGGTGATCCTGGAAAGCCCGGCGAAGGCTGCTGGTACGACGATCAAGCGCAAAGAATCAAATGCGGAGAAACCTGGATTGAAATCGCAAATCTCAAAGGTTCGAAAGGTGATTCCGGATCTGCAGGACCCAAGGGTGACAGAGGCGACAGGGGGGACAAGGGCGAGAAGGGCGAGAAGGGTGACAAGGGTGATCGGGGAATTCCAGGTGAAGGCTGCTGGTATGACGACCAGGCGCAAAGGATCAATTGTGCGGGAGGCACCTGGATTCCGATCACACTTTTAAAAGGACC